CGTCTGACCACAATCAGTACAAACTTCAAAATAGTTATCACCACTATTGTAGGGGTAGACCTCCATTACATATGTCGATGGGCCCGCCTCATCTAATAAGATATCTGTTGATAGTGTTTGGTAAGGATTTTTAAAATCTGAAAAAACAATTATTGGTATGGGTCCTGGTGATGACGGTAATTTTTTTAATACGTAATAAATACCAGGTTGTGATGCCCCAGCAACAATACCAGATATGGGCCCTTTGGTTGTAATAGTTAAGGTTATTGGGTTAGTCACTGAAGCGGTTGGTGCGTCTATTGTAAATTGAGCTGTTGCCGGTGCTGAACCAGTACCACTCCATTCCGTTTGTGGTACATCTTTGAAAACAATACTATTACCGACACAATCATTATTAGTTGTGAGAGTTCCGCCAACACCAGTAATGTTAGTTTGTAAAAATGTTAATTGGCAATCTGTTGTATTCCCATCTGGTCCGTCTATAACGATTACTTCAGCAGAATCAGCAGGGTTAGATATGGTTTTTTTAAAACAAATTACCCCATTTTCTGTTGTTTTTGGTATTAACCCGAACCTAGAACAACATTCCTCATTTTCTACATAATATGTGGTGGTTCCATTAGCGTCAATAAAACCTTCAAACCCTTCACCATTTGTTACTTCCGACCAAACCCAACCTTCGCATGGGACGGTGTTTGGGGCCCAATAAAAATCACAACACTCCTCAATATCGTGTGGGACACTCTTGCCATTATCATCTATTACATATATTAACCCATCCGGACCAAAAGTTATATCTGTTGGGCAGTCCGCACATAATTCCGATTCTCCAGCTTGGAATGTTATTCTTAGTGAATGGGTGTCACCACTATCTCTAACGTTTATTGGACCATCTGCATTACCAAATGAAACCAACCCTGCTGACAAAACATTAATATTATCATCTGGGTTTACAAAGAATGGTGAAACCTCTTGTCCGTAATTAGAGAATGGTTGCCCATTTTCATTTGGGGTGAATGTTCCGTTATTATACTCAGTAAAATAGTTAGTTATTAATGGTTCTGTCCTATTAATGTTTGTTGTTTCTTGGAACTCTTCAATGAAACATCTAAATCTATCCCAATATCTTTGTCCAAAATCATATGTACCGTAATGTGGGTTATTTCCTGTGGTTCTTATATTCCCTCCATTATACCAAAACCCATCATTTTGAAACCAAAATGTTTCATCGTCTTTTGGTACCTCTGGAAATCCATTGTCATCAAAAGGGAATGTATTATAATTAAGGTCAAAATAATCAGGCCCAAACAGACTATTAAATTGTCTTCTAACCGCATTCAAATCTAATCTATCTTTAGCTAAATAAACTCTTTCGTCCATAGTAACTAAACAATTATTTATACCAAACAATTTCATGAAAAATTCTAAAACTTTTCTAGTACCCTTAGACCTAAACAACCACCAAGCATTTATAACCAATCTTCTCCATAACTCAATGTCTATTTCTTTTGCTGATAGTTCTCTTGAATAACCCGCGAATTGTGGGTCGTCACCTTCCTCGTCATTCTCCAATAAATTAAAAGCATTTCCTGTTGTAATTAAGGTGTCAAACCCTAATGTTTTTGCCATTATCTTTATTAAGCTATCTGATGTGTTATCTTTTTTATTATAAGTTACAACATTAGCGAAAGAAATGCCATCAATATATTTTTTAATTACATCAAATTCTACACCATATACTCTTAATAGTTTAGAAACCCTCATACCAGTTTGTGAAGTACCCTCACCTTCTGTATCATATTCTATGATTGAGTCGGAAACAAACCTTCTTAGTACTAAATCTGTTTTATTTTCATCATATAAATTAGCTATTTTAAATAAATTTTCTATATAATCTTCATAAGAAGCTGTGTTTATATCTAAATTGTAACCATCACTTGTTGGCCAAGAAAAACTTTTAAGTGTAAAACCTATATCACCATTACCATACTTAATTGGCACATTTATAGTAAAATTATATATGGGTATCGTTAACCTGTCCAATAAAAGATTTTGAAAATCAGTTAAATTTATGAAAAATTTATCCCTTATTGTTTTGGTTGGTTTTATTTGGAAATTTCTTTGTGAAAAAGTTGTGCCCGATAATCCATTAAAAACTTTTCCATTAATATTAAAATATATATACCTATCACCGGTTGTTTTACCAGTCATACCTTTTATGGTGTACTCATTATCATTTTCATCACTTAAAACATATTCTGATACTTGTGAGGGTATATTATCTTGACCAAATGGATTATCAGTATAGTCTAAATTATATGGGTTATTAACCCCCACTGTTGGTGTTTTAAATGTTGCTGTATCTGTCGGTGTGTCGTAATTAAAATCTAATATGGTATTTATGCCTGATGGTCTTTGTTGGTTCGCATTTATGGGATTAACTGTTATTGATAAAGAGGCTGGCCATTTAACAATTATTTCTTGTACTGTATTTTCTAAAAACTTATAAAAACTACCAAAATAAACGTATCTATTAATATTTGTTTTATCATAATTTAAATTAACATACACATTATTAGAGACCATTGTTTGTAACTCTGACTCAGTTATATTTAAATTATTTAAATTATAGTAGTCTGACCATTCACCTAACTTAAAGTCTTGTGCCACCCTACCCTCAAAGTTGGATGTTATCGCGAAATTACCTAAAGTAAAAAAGGCATTCGGGTCTGTAAACTGATTACCGACTAGACTTGGAGCAAAATCACCTTGTCTTAGTTTATAAGCGTCTGTTAACGAACCTGGTACTACTTTTCTTACTGCCATAAATTAATTTATTACCCAATATTAGTTATTGTATCAAAATCTTTAGTTTCATCTATGTTACTTCTTTGTTCTCTAATTTCATAAAGTGGTTCACCACTAAATTGGTCTTGTATCTCATAAAGATTATATTGTTTATATATTTCATTACTAAAGTTATATAATGTGTATATACCATCTTGTATGCCTTTACTTTGGTTACCGTATAAACCTACCGCTAATGAATTAATATCATATTCTGTTAAATTTAATTCCATTAATATAGGGTCAAAAGTTGTTTTATTAATTTTAATTTTTTGACCTGTTTTCCCAACATAAGGTAAACTATTAGGTTTTACTGTTGGTGCTGATGATGGTGTTACCGTTAAGAATACTAGGTTTGAATTGTTATTAAATCTATACCTAACGGCTTTTTGTGTTGTACTGGGTAAGTTTTGTGTTATTGGTTCAGCTCTATTTGCTGAAGTTATTATAGTAAACGTATCTGTCGCGACACCATTATCATAATACTCAATTCTAGAACCAACTAAAGAATCCAAATCCCCTAATACGTTAGAATCTAAAATAACCCCCTTTATGTTAGGGAATGCCGCTAAAACACCACAATCAGTAATGTTTATGGTTATTATTCTAGGCCTTATTAATATATTGTATATACCAATATTGGAAAACTGGTCTGCTGGTAATTTTAAATTAAAATATCCAGGTAATATGTCACCATCGGGGCCATTTAATGTTGTTAAACCCCCGCCGTTTATTGTTTTAAAATTATTTGTTGGTTCTACATTTCTATCACCAACATAACTATATAATACCTCTATGTCGTTTAATGGTACACTTGATAATCTTTTGATTCCGTAATTTCCTATTGCCATAATTAACTTTTTTTAATATAATAAAACCCATTTTTATAGGTTTCTAATCGCCCAATGTTGTTTATATCCGATAATCTCATGTGTTTTTCATATACATTACCAACACCTCTCTCTATAAATATTTCATCTTCTATTTCAGGCAAAAAAACTTGTTCTAATTTATTCTCTTCTTTTATTAATGGGTATTGTTCAAAGTCGTCACCTATTTTCTGAAGTTTAAATATTGTGTCTTGTTTATACGGTTCTGTAACATAATTTGGTGCTGTATAAGTTTTTATTTTTTTTTGGTTTTTTGTTATTGACTTTGGTCCGTTTTGGAAGGTTTTATTAAAAAATGTTTTATAATATATATCATCAATTTCATATTCAATAAAATCTGTTTGTACATTTAAAACACCATTAATCCCAACTTTATATGGATTATTAACGTCTAATGTTTTTAATTCACTTAATCTATTACTTGTTCTTCCTGTTATATACATAGTTTATTTTTTTTTAATCCGGCACACAATAGAATTTATACTGTCTTCTATGTCCACTACCACAACCAATGCTGTTGTCTTTCCATTTTACCCCACCAAAAATATTGCCGTCATCAGTAGAACTACAATTACACCCATTATCAAATGTTCCATCACAACCAAAACCTTCAGATGTGCATTCAGCTTGTGTTAGTAGATGGTGTGTGTTTGCTGGACCTGGACAACAATGACATGGGTTTGGTATGACCGTTGGGGCACTTGCGGTAGCGATACACCCTGTGGTTTGTGCTTTACCACATCCGTTTGATTTACATCCATCAATTATTGCGTAGCTGGTACCGCAACTAGGGTGTATCGCTTTACACCATTCGTCAGCCTTATTCTCTAAAGTTGTTATAGATGGTAATTCTGCTACTGTTGCTTTACAAGATGTACCTAATAGATAACAACCGCCACCAATTGAACCTGCGGGTGTGTCAACCGAAACCCCGCCAGATGTTGTACCACCCGTAAAACCGTAGTCACAACAGCTCACACACTGAACTGTTGCTGAATCAGAATAGTTTATAGCGTTCATATCCATACAACCCGTTATTATAAAATCACCAGGTGTTGTTACATTAGTATTGTTTTCATCGTAGTTACTTGTTTCCCCACTACTTATAGGGTTTGTACCAAAATCACCATAACCATCATTATCTGTGTTCCAAAAACTACCCAAATCTACCACTTCTCGCGGTGGTTTAACATCAGTATAAACCCCCAAATCTTTTATACTTTGTTTAATTAGTATTGGTAAAAATAAATCTTCCTGATTAATATAGGCGATAGTGTCTTCAATACCATCATTATCCGTATCAATAGTTGTTAAAATTCTTTTAACCTTAATATTTCTTTCATATTTTTCCACTATAATATAACTCTTTCTGTTAATGTTATTGTGTTAGTGGTGTTGCCACCAATAAGGGGTTGTGGTATTACAGCGAAATTATGGTTACCATTATTATTATTAGGGTTGTATACCGTAATTGGGCTAGTCCAGTAATCACTATTAGCACTATATTGTGTTATGTTTATTGGTGACGTAAAACCGTTTGGTAGGTTATAAAAATCATATACTTTACCATTTAATGCACTGAAAAATCTACCAATAATATATAAATTTAGGTCATCGTTTGTTTCATTAAATAACGTATAATTTCTATCCCAAAAAATCCTTTTTAGGTTGAAGTTTGGTGATTTTGTGTCTGTAACGTCTAATTCCTCGAATAACATTAAATTTCTATTTTCTGGACTATTTTTATCGTAAAAATATAATCTAAAATAACTTTTTAAGAATGAATTTTTCCTAAGACCACTGCTGGAGGTGTTAAATCCTGCCGCTTCGTAATCTGCTAAATAAGTGTTTGTGCTCCTATCTAAAAACCTAAAATTTATATTAATACCTAAGCTGTCAAATGTTTTATAGGCTATTTGTTCATCATCAATAAATGGGTTTATAGTGTTGTTAACCTCTATATCGACTAATTTGTCAATAGTTTCACTCAATCCTAATTGTGTAAAACTTGTTGATGGTGACATACTTATGTTTATATCCTTACCTTTTACTTTATTTATACTATACTTTTCCATTAACAAACATCTTGTATTTCACCCACTCTTACGAATTCTTGGTCTATAATTTTTTCTGTAAGTGGGTTTTGTCTTCTTATAAAAAAACTGTAATTACCATAAAAATAGTGTTTACCATTTATAAATGGGTAGTCTACACCAACACCTGAATTAGGTTCTATAAAACCAATATATAGTAAATCTCTCCAAGCTATACCGCCATTTGGGTATGTTTCTGCGTAATTTGGTATCCCTTCTGTTGGTTCATTTATACTACTAGTTTCTATTATATCAGAAAAATTCATTATCTCTAACTTACTGAATGGGTTTAAGAAATACCCCTCCCCATTTGGGTCGTCAGCTAAACCAAATCTATGTACTATTTTTGATATCACCTTCTCTTTAATTTCTAAACTATTATATTCAGCATAATCTCCAATGTAATCATATAAGTCATTAGGTTTTTCTATGGTACCCACACCATTAATAACGTATTTGGATATTGTTTCTAGCCCATTAATTGTTGTTATTTCGTAACTATTAAAGTCCCATCCAGCAACAACGTTAGACCATTTGTATGTGTTTTGGCCTGACCTTTTTATAAAACCTAAGTATAGTTCTGTTAGTGGTTTGTTGTTGTGGTCTAATAATTTACCAACATCTATATCCTTATTAAAATGATACAACCAAGTATCATTAGCTATACCTAACTCATTTACAATTGTTTTTGGGTATATACTAGTACTAAAAGCACATTTATATGAATCATATTCGTTTGTTGTTAAAACTTTATAACGTCTAACATAATATTCTGAAGGAGTACCATTTAATGTTCTAAATCTGGGTTTATTTGATGTGTATGATTGTGTTTGCCCCTTTGTTGTAAATAAAATATATTTTATAATGAAGGTGTTTGGGTCTAAAACTGAGTATACTTTAAATATACCATTTAAAATGCCTACACCCCTTAAATCTATATATGGTGGTATAAATTCTTGTGGTGGTGTGTATGATGGGTCTTCAGACCCTAGTGGTAATGATGCTGAAAATGGTACATCTAAATTGTGTGGTGTTTGTGTGGTTATTTTAAGGTATATATCATCACCACTAGAAAAAGTACCGGTAGTCCCACCATATTGGTCTGTTGCGGTAACCATGTTAATGTCTATTGTATTAGAAAAATTAATATCTTCTTGTGTTGTGTTAACGATTCTACGAAAATTACTTGGTTCTGTATAAGTGAATTCATATGGTGTGTCTAACACAAATTCTTTGTCCATATTTTTACCATCAATACCTAGACTTAATACCTTGTATATCCCATAATATGGGTTTGCAGGTATTTCCCTATTATATAGATAAACATAATCATCTACTGAAAGATTGTGTTTTTGTACACACTTAACACCTAATTTTTCTTCTTCACCTTCTGGTGTTGCTGGTAAAAAAGTTTTTATTTGTGGCCCCATATTAGCTGGTGACGATATGTTTGTACCAACTTGACTAATATATTCCATATTAAAATCAATATCTTTTTCGTGTGGGTATAATATCTGTAATAACCAGTTATTTGGTGTTACCTTTGGGTTACCGTCAGGTAGTGGGTCCCAATCCTCACTTAGTGTGCCCGTTTTTACCGTGATTATACCATCATCCGCTATGATTCGTTCTGTTGGGTCTAGTTCATTCGCCGTATATATGTTTATTTTACCAGAAAAACGATAATCTCTAACTTCCACTCTTTCTTTTTCAAAAACATCAGCTTGGTTAACCACATTAACTAAATCATACTCTATTAATGGTTTAGTTGTGTTGTCTAAGCCAATAGTCAGGAAGGTATCAGTTTCTAAAGCGGACTTACTAGTTAATTGCTTTGGTACTTTTAATATTTGGCTCATTTTTATTCTTTAACTCTAACTTTTATATCTGTTTGTGGGAATCTTATTTGAAACATCGAGTCGTATTCAGCGAATAATGTAAAATCTTCTGTTAAATTTATCTGTAACGTTTCTAAATCTGACATTTCTTGTGTTGTAACATTACTAGAATACGGTGTACCAGTCCTATTGAATACTTTGAAATCTATAACATTTAAAACCCCACCTACATTATTTATATTTTCGATTAATTGTGATAAATAAATATTATCACCCATGTCCCAATCCTGTACTTTAAAATATTTTTGTACAGAATCAATAACCCCAGCAATAACTTCACCTCTTGAAAATGCTTTATCTATAAAAATGTCTATATCAAAAGCCAAGTCAAATATTTTACCGTCCCTAGTTAAAACATAGTCATTAATCATTCTATAATCGGCTAACCAAGAGGCTATATTTTCTTTAAGTGTATTTGTAGACGAATTACTTAATTTTCCTTGACTGTCTAACCCTATAATCGCAATATCTATTTTATTTTGTCTTTCAGATACGTTATTTCTAAACGGTATACCAAACGTACCAGGCATTTTATCTATTAATACAACATAATCTTTTAATGTTACTGCTCTATTTTGTGAAGAAAAGTTATATCTAACCATCTTTTTTATTTGTTCAGTACTGGGAGCGTCAGCACCACCAAAAGCTGGGACTGGGTTATTTACTTTCAATGAGCCCTGAACCCTTTGATTTGTTTGAGCGTTTGGCCCATTTACCTCCATAATGTAAGCTCCTCTAGCTGTTAATGTGTTAGCCCCAACATTGGCGTTTGCTCCACCACCAGTTCTATATCTAATATACATGGTTTTACCAACAGTTGGTATTTCACCCATAGCTGTGGTATTTATAAAATCACCAATTCTTAATGTAAAATTGTTGTTTGCGTAAGTATTTAATTGTTCTTGGTCAGCATTACCCGAACCAAACGTCATTTTACAAAACCCCTTATCTGTATATTCTTTAATAAATCTTCTATTCGTATTAACCCATTTACCTGGTGTTATCGTTGTATTATCTGTTTGTCTTGTTTTGTCTTGTATAAAAATTTTATCTTCCATTAAAGAATCCATTTCATACCAACTTAATTCTGGGTCCGAAAATTGTGATAGTGTTGGGTTTCCTTGTAAATTAGCTCCTTCAAGAGTAATTACTTGTTCTATAGATATTACGTTTGTGTTTGGTAGTACTAACTCTAAAAATGGTTTGGCATCTATTTCTGTTATGGTCTTACTAAAAACATTTGTAACACCGGCCACTACAAATTCTCTTTTAACTAATGTATACCCAACTAAAGTTCCGTTTTGATTTAAATTTGGTAGTACTAATCTATTTGGTATTCCACCAATACTTAATGGTTCACTGAAATCAATATCATCAAGTGTTTCAAAACTCTGACCACCACCTAAAACTTGAGCCCCATACTTTAATGTTGGTGCGTATCTTATGTCAAAGGTGTCACCATTGACTGGAACATTTACAGAAAAATCTACTATAGATACCGATGGTCTTTTACCTGGAACATTTAAACCTAAAGTTCTAGCTATATTTAATATTGATTTTCTTTCTTGTGCAAAATCTAATTGTGTTTCTTGGAACATCCTATCGGTATTGAATGATAACATGTCTGATACTGCCGCGTTTAATTCTATTAACATAGTACCAATAGATGCATCATTAAAGTCTTGGAATGTTTCTGGGTAATATTTTTTAATAAAATTAAATAACTCTGTCCTTACGTCAGAAAAGTTTCTAGCGAAGTAATTAATTTTTTTGTTTGTTGTTGCCATTTTATAATTCTATTTCTATAAAATCAGTACCAGCGAAAGAGGCCGAAGTAACTTTATAGTCTAGTCTAACTATTGCTGCCTTTTCGTTTCTTTCTGATTTAGATACTGTTATTTCTAATATTGTTAGGTTTGGTATGAATTCTTTTATTGCTGCCTCTATTTCTGATTGTATAGATTTGTGTACTATACCGTCATTTTGTTCAAAAATATATTGTCTTAAGTTAACACCAAAAGATGGTAAATAAAGTCTTTGCCTTTTTTGTGTTAATAAAAGATGTAGTAAATCGGCTTTAATCGCTCTTTTACTAGTTTTTTCCATCTTTAGAAATTTACCTTTAGGGTCTTCTTCAAATGGAAACGATATATTTATGTATTTTTCTGCCATTTCTTTTTATTAATAAATATTCAACTATATAATTTATACTAAAAATATGAAATGTAAATTTTGGCATAAAAAAAGCCTCAGTATTGAGGCTCTTTTTTTATTTAAACGTTTTATTAGTTTATTTCTTCTTTTTCTGCGATAGTAGATAAGTCTACGTCAATCTCACATTGCCCACCACCACAAGCAATTTCACCACTTAAGTCTGTATTATCTTCTGTTTCTATGATTTTACTTAAATCAACGTCTAATAATGACTTCATCATTTCAAAATATTTTTCTTCTGTAATATCTTCAAATGGGGCCTGTACATATGTTCCACCATCATAAGGTAATACCGATAAACCATTATAAAATTTACGATTCTCCCACATCCACTCACCAGCTAAATCCCAATCATTTTCTTTTAATGAAATTGTTGCTGAGACATTATGTGTGTTGGAACCTTTTCTATGACCTGGACTTATCCATTCTTGTGACACTTTTTTCACCCTTTCTAATAATTCAAATGGTGACTCTGTTCTCATAATAGCACCCTCTGGTGATTTTTGTGGTATTTCAATAACAGCCGTGTCATGTGGTCTGTAGTATTCATCTTGAATTAATTCTGGATGGAATTCAGATAAATATCCATATATTGATTCGTTTTTACCAACTCTGATTCTTCTAATGTAGTAATCATTATGCCAAGCGTGAATACCTGATGAAGTACCTAATGTTAATGAAGTTGTTCCAGCCGGTTTAACCGTAGTACATCTAGCTGCTGGGTTAATTCCTATTAATTTAGCTACCCTAGTGTTTTCTTTTTTAACCAAACTAGCCGATTTTGTCATATCATAACCTAAAACTGTACCACTACCAATACCTGTCATTGATACGCCTATTAAAGCATCTTTTTCTGTGGTTTCTCTCCACTCTTCTCTTAGGTAATGAAAATCTGTGTAACCTGCTTGTAGTGTACCAATAAACGCTGCCCCTTTGACTCTTTCATTTAAATCTTCCTGACTTTCAATATCTGAAGCATTTACCTCACATAAGTTACAGAACTGAAATGGTCTTAGTGCTATTTCACAACATGGATTTGTACCCCAATCTTTATCATTTGAAAAGTAAATACCTGGTTCTCCAGCCCCCGATAATTCAACACGTTTCCAAACATCTAAAAAGAACTCTTTTGTTACTTTGTGTCTCATTAGTACAGCTGAATTATTAGCTCTACCTCTTTGTGGGTTAAGTTCCCACCAATTTCCTGCCTTACAAGAAATCATTTCATCATCGTCAGCTGAAAATAATGATATTAAAGCTGCTCTACGTATACCACCAGCTAACACAGCGTCAGCTATATAACAAACAATATCGTGTGTTTCGATTGTTGATAGGTTGTCACCATCTTCTTTTTGACTTAATATACCTTCTATTTTAAGTAAACACTCTTTAAGTGGTTGTGGTCCTGGCGCTTTACCACCAGACGTAACTAACATAGCCCCTTTTGGTCTGATGTCCGAAAAATCAAATTCGATACGTGAACTTCGACCATTAAGATAAGATTTCATCAATACTTTAATTGCGTCAGCCCAACCTTCTATTGAGTCACCAATTAAAAATCTTTTTTTCCTTTTTGTGTATGGTTTGTTGATTGGTGGTAGTGAAGCTACATGATGTTTTTGTACTGAATAACCAACACCAGTCCCACCTAATAAAAGGAACATACATTCACTAAAAGCTTCTACACTATCAATAGGCATGTACGCACAATTATAAACTCTGTTTGGCGATATCTCCACTGGTTTACCCCCAAATTGCATGGACCTCATAGATGGTAATATTTTTTTATTATACACCAATTGATAAACTTTATTTATTTCGTCTTTAAGCTTTGGGTATCTTTTGATGTGCATATTTTTATTACGTGTTACCAATTCTTCCCAAGTTTCTCTTCTCTCCAATTCTGGCATATACTTAGCGTACTTCATATATACAGTTATGTCTGATAGAATTTTATTAGATAATTCCATTTTTATTTATTTTTTTAATTGTTATTAATTATTATTGTTTTATTCGGTACTTTTTTGTTCTCTTCTTAATTTCGCCATTTTTAACCTTTCTTTAGCGTTCTCCTCTTTTCTAACTTCAACCTTTTTTTCGTAACCTAAAAAGGTGTCTGAAGTTTCTGTGTCAATAAACACTTTACCATTATCAAATGTACAATCTTCAAAAATAACACCGTCTTTTCCGAATCTAGATTTTAAAACCGCTATTGTCGCCCTATTACCTTCCTTTTGGGATAAAGACCTAGCGATAGACATGATAAAATGTCCTATTTGGGCTTTTTTGATTGACCCCCCCATTTGGTCACCAGTAACGACATCCGAAGAAACTGAACTTCTATTACCTTGTACAGCGGTCCAACCCACCATATTGTACTCAACTAACATAGATTCAAAACCCCTCATTACATTGCCTTCACCTGACCATTCATCATTATATCTTCTTGCTGATTCCACACAATCGATATAATCTAAAACAATCATATCAGGTTTAAATCCTGTTGATATTAAATGTCTGATGTATGATTTAATATGGTTTACTGTAATCCCTTCAGAAGTAAACTTTCTAATTATCAAATCGTTTTCTCTACCATCAGTTTTTTCTTTAATAACATTTATTACGGACTCTTTATCGTCAGATAATTGATTTAACTCAATACCACTCCAACAAGACGCATGCTTTCTTTTAATTACATCAGGTATATCTTCAAAAACAATTTGTAAAACATTGTAACCAGCGTTATATGCTGTGTTTGCCATTTTAGTTAGTATTGTTGTCTTACCAACCCCATATGGCGCTAAAACCACACCTAACTCTCCTCTAGATAAGCCTCCATCGGTTAAATTATCTATACCATTTATCCCCGTAGGGATTGGATGCCTAAAATCCTCTTCTAAAACTGTATCCCAGCCATCAGTGATTGATGTTCCATCATCTTTTTCTGCTCCAACAGATAAAGCTTCTTTCATTATGTCAGCACACTCTTCATATCTACCAAATTCACCGTTATCAATGATTTTTGATATCTTGTCGTTTGCCTTTTTTAACTCTTGTTGTCTACAAAAATTTAATGATTCTTTTTGTACGTATTCCCAATCATCTACTTCTAGATTTTTGATTTCTTTAGTTATTTCAAATACGTAATCTTGTGTTATTTTATCTTTTATCTCTACCTTTAAAACCGTTTCAAGTGTATCCCATTTTGGTATTTTCTCGAAAGTTTCAAAATAATCTTTTATTGTAGCTATGATAAGTCTAAAATACTCGTTATCAAAATACTTCGCGTGAACTATATCGATAACTCTATCAGCAAATTTTTTATTTGCTGGGTGTAATATTTGATTTATAAATTCTGTTTGAAACCTGTACCCTAAGTACCCTAAAGTTGTAACTTTCTTACTCATATAAACTAAGTTTTGATTTATTAATAAATAACTATTTATAGTGAGATTCCGCAGTATTCCACATCAAAATTTTGTAAATAAAATGTTTCTTGTATTTCCTTAATTATAGAGGGGATTATTCTTCTAACATCAACAGAGTATCTAACTCTTTGTGGATAAACATTACCAGTAAATCTTTTTTTGATTCTGTGTAACTTATCATATCCCTTATCATTTGTTGTGACTTTTATTTCGAAATCAAAAACATCTTCATCATCATATATATTCTCAACTAAAATATCTTCTTGCAATTGTTTTCTAAATGGGTTATAACTTTTATATAGATAATCATATGTTTTATTCTTTAAGTCATCTTGGATTAACTCAACACACTCATCTACACACTCAGCTAATTCAATTGAGTTTAACACTTTAGGGTTAAAATTCTTAACCGAAAAATATCTCTGACAAATAATATTGTCATTTATGTATAATACAAACTCAAACTTCTTTTCAAATTTTCTATCAAATTTTTTCATCTTTTTTGTTTTTTATAATTTATTTTTTCTTTTTTAGCTAACTTAATAAATGGTTCCATAAAATTTAAGTAACCATTTTCCCCACCTGGTAAAGCGTACATAACACCATCTTCAATCATCATCTTGAGTACGTTTTTAGTGTCTCTCCCACTTGGGTCTATGGGTAAGTTTATTAAATTATTTACATTATCTGTAGCCTCTTCTGTTAATAAAGGATTATTTAAATCAATTATTTTTTTATTAATTTCATAAAGTGGTCCCCTATGTGTTCCCCTTGTTTTACCCTCAATGATATTGTCAATAACTTTAAGTGGTGTTTTCCTTTCTTCTTTTATTTTCTTACTTTCTTCTATTATCTCTTCTAGGGTTACTTCCCTTTCTTTTAATTGTGGAAAATGTTTCAACAGTGTGTTTTCAGTTACACCGTCAACACCTTTGATGTAATCACTCTTACACCCCTCAATAATCTTTATAAGTCCAGTGTTTGTATAATGGTGTTCAAAGAACCATTGGTAGTTACCTATTCCTACTTCCATTTTTTTATCCGCTAAAAAAATTGTAACTTCATTATTTATCATCTGACATAAATCACGGTCATTAGTATAAACCATAACATCCTCGTTACTTTTTTTATTTAAACAATAAAAAGCAATTAAATCGTCAGATTCAACATCTGGGTGTTCATACTGTCTAATAGATAAATCTTCAGCATATTCCTTAACCCTTAGTTTTTGTAATTCATATTCCTTATCGAAAAACCTAGGTCTATTTCCTTTGTATTCAGGGTAGTAGTCTAATCTAAGGGTTCCACCCCTTTCCCCATCCCAAGTGATAACTACTTTATCTATCTTATGTTCTATAATGATTTTTCTTAGTGTACCATAAAAGGCGGATATACCACCTATATGTTTACCTTTATGGTAAACGTTCTTAGCTCCACTATAAGAGCGTTTCATAAGAACGTTACCATCGACAATAAGGGTTTTTGTTTTTTTAGGTTTTCCTCTAGGTGTTCGTAGGCCCATGTTGGCTAAAATTAAAAGGTCCAACAATCTGTTCTCTTGCAATATCTTCTTCAGTGGGTTCCAAAACACCCATATC